GCTTTAGTATCTACGTCTTCACTGTTAGTTTTAGAAAGAGGGATCGCTGCCAATTGCTTGACAGTGTTTGTGCAATTAGAAAACACTCGTAGTCTTGGCTCTTTTGTTCTTGGGTCGTCTGCAAGTCTACGATGTATTTCCATCTTACCCTGTATTCTATTACGATCAGATGGAGTCCAACGGACACCACATCTCATCATTGTTTCTGCTATAGAAGGACCAAACCCTGTCTTGTTCCAGCAGGAAGAGTCTAGCACTGTATAGTGGGGTAGAGGATCTAATTGCTCTGCTTCTAGTATTCTATCTGCTAATTGTTCTGCTGTCAACTGTTTTACATATAATTCACGATAAACCCAGATATTATTATCCCAATCAATAGCACCCCATAAAACGCAAGAAGGACTCGCATACCCATAGTCAGCCGCCCTGATACGGGGCCAATTGGTTGGCAATTCGAAGCTCTCCACAACATGCCTACTCCTACTAAATTCTGGGAAAGCTGCACCATCAGCTACATCCCAATCCCCATCAAGTAATCTTTTCCGTTCTATTTCTGGTAGTGAACGAAGCATAGCTTCATACTGTCCATCTGCCATAAGATACGGATTATCTGTCAGTCTTGCAGGAATGAACCTACGATAAAATAAAGGTTGACCCTCCTTTTCGTGTCCTTGCGGCCACATGAATGGTTTACCTGTTTCAACGTCTACTGCAGGAAACGGCTTATTATGTTCTCCTGTATCGATGTACATTTTCTTAATCCACCACCCTCCAATTCCTCCGGGGTTAGCAGTACACCTCATATACAAACTTTGTTGTAGTTCTGGATCTGTGCTTCTCAATCTTGATCTCAGGTAATCCCACACGTAGGGTGTTGGGTATTGAGTTATCTCGTCTATGCCTATCCAATTGAAAGCTTGTCCTTGAAATCGAGTTACATCTTTGTCTTTGTCTAGATAGGTGAACCAGATTGTTGCTCCAGATGGAAAATGCCATGTTGATTTTGACTCTCTAAATTTTGCACCGGGAAAAGCTTTGGGATATAGTTGACGTGACTTGTCGATAAGTTCTGTTAGCTCATCCAAAGTACGCCTAAGAAGAAGCCCACGGTGGTTGCTATTAGTGCAATACCTAAGAGGGTCTGCGAGAAGTGCAAAACTTTTACCCCCACCTGCCGCACCTCCATAGAGGACATCTCTTTCACTAGCTGATAGAAACTCTTCTTGAGGTCCTTCATTCGGTTGAAACACCACTTCACGGTTGCCCACGATTTCTCGCACAGGTGGAGGAAGGCTATCCAACTCCCCTGTATCGATAACGGTAGTTGCATCCCCCTTAAGAGCTTTCTCAACCTTACCAACTTTCTCTTCAAGCTTTCTAGCATATCTTCTTTTACTTTCTGCTACTTTAGTTATTTTGTCTGCACGTTTCTTTGCGTCACGTAATCTTTTCTGAGTCTGTCGTCTAGCTTTTTCGGCTTTAGACAGGAAATATCTTTGCTTTGGTGCGTTAGGGTCTTTCTTTGGGCGACCACGCTTGGGTGCATCTGTCATTATGCTTCACGTTCATCTTTTCTTTGATATCTTCCATACATTTTTTCTTGTCTACGTAACCTATCAAATAATCGTTTTCCTTCTAGGTCTTTTGTGGGGTGTGCAGGTGGTGAGTTAGGAGGTATATCAGTATTTATTTCACGCATTGTATAGTGTTCAGAATCTTTTTTATTTTTCTCTATAGAAGCGTCAAGCACTGTTCTAGGTTTTTGATATCTAGATGCTTGTGGATCATTTGAATACACTTTGTTTTTTGACATGATTATTTTTCACTTGTATCTGCTTTACGTGGTTTTTGATATGGTTTTTTCTTATCAAAATACTCTTTACTTCTGTCATACCCAGTTAAAGCATCAACTCCTTTAATTACTAAATTTAATATGCTAAATTTACCTAATGGTGATCCTGATGGGTTTTCTTTTGTTTTATCAGCCATCTATAACTACCTCTTTCTTTGGTGGCAATAACACAATACCGTGAACTGCCTGTACATTTACGTTAGTTGTTTCTTGTTTACCTAGTCCAACCCTGTTTAAAAGCGATTCTGCAGCCCTGAAGCGTAAATCGTCTCCTCTTTCAGGTACTGGGTTATCTATTGTTGTTACAAGACGTGTAGCAGCCTTAAATGCGTTCATAGACAACACGTTTTGTGTTCGTCTTATGATTTCATCTGCTAAACTGTTCTTTAACCACGTAACACTACCCTTAGAATAGCCTGCTGCAAGTGCTGCATCAGTTACATTTCCACCATTTTCAAATAAATTAGTTAGAAATTGCTCTTGTTGGGGTGATATCTCACGTGAACTCTTTGTCTGTGGAAGTAATTTTGTCACAACGGTATGCTTTTGGTTGATAATAGGGCATGTATATCGGTAATTCTACCGTAATTTCTACTACACGCTGTTTACACAGCAATTCTGTAGCGTAAGGACCTCGTGTGTCTTTTAGTTGTTGGCAATTTGCAGGTATTTCTGCTAAACCTGTGTAGCAAACCAATACAAATGCTTCAAACATGACCTTTTCCGTGTTGTTAGTTAGTCAAGAACCGTTCAGCTTGAGCCAAAGCACGAGATTCAATGTGGTTGCTGCTGCTCGAAACTGGTCTTGATACAGAAATTATACGGATATAATGCAAATATGTCAAATAAAAAAAATTTTAGGCACAAATGTCTTGACTTTTTCGGCATGATGGATATAATCGGAGTAACACCTCCGGGGAAATACACCTATATACACGCAGGGATACCCCAACAGGATGCAAATAGATCATACAAGTAACTAATTTACACAAAAATATGGCGACTTTGCTTACAGATACTGTACCACCCCCGGTGACCCTTGACCCCTATCGGCAAAAATTTGTTTGTGCGTCTCTTTGATCAATACAATGACACTAAAACCATAGGAAACCAAGACAACCCAAACATTAAACCGAACTATAATAAGTCCTCGTAATTATGCGAAGTTCTTTTTATCTTCCATTGACATTTTTAACCCTCTAGTGGCTGGTTAATTGTATAACTAATGCCTTATTAGTGGCAATGTGTCGCACTATTGCGAGTAAATACCCAAACACTATAACAAGCGAATACATAGCAGAAACAATCAATTAAGTATTTATTAAGGGATATAAAACAAAAACGCCCTAGAAACTAATCTAAGGCGTTTGAGATCAACTATTGGAGGTAAATAGTTAATTAGTTATTAAGACGAACGCAACCGTAAATACCACGATTAATTTTGTCTTGTGTTGTTTTGGTGTCTTCATTCAAGAATAACTTTCTATATCTTGAAGTGGTACTAGAGTAATTCCAATTGTCATAATCCAAATATGTTTCACCATCAGCTTTTACACATATAATGGAGTTATAACTTTGAAATATTATAATACCACTTTGTAAAGTAATTATATATTGATTTGCTACTTCTTTATTACTTCGAGGTGAACGCATATTTTCAACCTTAGCAATATTAAGAAGTTTCTTTTCTCTATGTGGCATAGTTTCCAAACTTAAATTAAATGTTTGCATTGTTTGATCCTTTTTGAATTATAATTTGATTGCCTTTAAGTTTCTGTTTATTGGTAGCACAACTATCACAAATTACGCTTTCATAATCTTGAAGCTTTCCCTCAAATACTTTCAAAGGCATTTCAAAAGTATCTGCGAAAGTTTCTTTATAGTTGCATATATTACATTTAAAAAAATACGCCATAATTAACCCCATAAAAAATATAAGTTAGTGTCAACGCCATTAAATAACGCCATGAAATAAGCAAGAGTAAACCCAACACATACCCATTTAAAAAGATTTAATATTTCAAATAAAAAGTATTTCATCAGTTGGTTTCCTTTTCAAATAAATCTAATTGACCATGTAAACCAAGCATATAATGATCTGATTTATCACTTGCTAAATCTTCAGGATTAATGAAGTCTGAACCACGATCAATAAATACTCTTTGTCTTTTGATTGGTTCTAAGTCATCAACTAATTCAATTTGTTCATTAACAGGTTCTTTTATTGTAATATCCTGATTTTTATTACAGATAATAGTATGTTTGAACTCTTCTAAAATGTGACCTTTTTTAATTCCAATGATTTCAACTACTGTGTACTTATCCATAATTTTGAATTGGATAGTAATATCGTTTCCATCAATTTGAACATGTTTATTTTTAAGATCAAATTTTGTATTTACTAAGTAAGCTTTCGTTTCCATTTTTGGATTTCCTTTTCTACTTAAATTAAGGTTTAAAAAAACCACCCAAACAACATGCTTGGATGGTTAATTATAATATTAGATTTTTTTTAATGTCAACTAGTTAATTTATTAACCAAGTTTCGATCGGTAGTATTAAAATTTAATGGTATAGCTTTATAATATTTATAATGCTTTCCAATAACTTTAATAGATTGTACATAGCCTTTTTTCTTTAAGCAAAATACATACTGTTTAATGGTATTGAATGACAACTTTGTAAGTTTCAAATCATGTATATCAATGACTTTAATTCTGACACCTGACTTTATTACTTTGTAAAGTTCGTATTCACCTTTTGACATTGGTACATTGCCGTCAATTTTAGTTGGGTTATTTTTGTTTTCTTTGTTGTTAATTATGGATGACAACGTAGGAACAAAAACTTGAAATTGGTTTGCAATTTCTTTAGCTAATTGATGACATCTATATCCTGATCTATGACCTTTTTTCTTTGCATTAGAAGAAACAATTTCAAGAGTATCTAAAAGCTTAGACATTTTTTCTAGATTAATTCTTTTCATTGGTTTCTCTCCCATTGTGCAATTCTAATACTTGCCATTCTTTCAGCAAGTACGATTTGGTTACAGGGATTACAACACCATCCATCATGTATTGGTTGAGCATTATTACCACCATACCAATAAACAGGTTTACCATCTCCGTCATTGCCCAAAAATTGAGGTTCAATATCTTTTTTACAGATACAACATTCAATGATTTTTGATTTATCAATAGACATATTTTTCTCCTATTTAAATTTGAAGTAAGATAGATATGACCATCAAAATTATGATGATCATACATATTTTATAAATTAATGTTATAAACTCAGCCATTAAGCAGAAGCCATCTCTAAAGACTGCCAAGCATCTGAAGTTAATAATTCTCTAACTACATCTGCTCTTTGTCTTTCGACATTAGGTTTATTGGCATTAGTTCTGCCACCATTAATTGTTTCTAATTTTTTGGTTTCTTCGTTATATCTTTCAACTTTATGATCAGTATGAGTTGACCAATGTGTAAGAGCATTATAACAACCCCAAAGAGTAGAACCCAATTCTTTCTTTTCTTCATCAAATAAACCAAGCAAATAATTTAGCTTAGTTTCATTTACAGGATTAACACCAACTTCAGCAGATTTGGATTTCTTAAGACAGATAGTTTGTTTTAACATGTCAGCAAATTGTTGATCTGTTACTTGTATCTTTCTCCAATTCAACATCAAATCTTTCTGATGATGCCACATAGATAAACCCAAACCTGATTTTTGGATCATTGCACTTGGCGACAAATTTAACGTATGTTTCTTTTTTTGATGGTATGATTTTTCACCACCAAATACCAAAGTATTTCTACATAAGTTTCTATATGCTCCTGAGAAAACTTGGAACGCCCAAGAAGTATCAACAGAATTAAATACATCTATTCTAGCCTTAACAATATCTCTTGAATTAGAAACAGGGATAGAAAGATCGTCATAATAGATAGTTCTTTGTGCTTGTAAGCCACCATTGATTAGCTTATCTACAACCCTAATATTTTGTTTAGGTAAATCTGTTTTATCTAAAATATCAGCTTGTAAAGAAAATAAATCTTGATGAGGAACAAGTTTGTAAGTGTCTGCTATTGGTCTAGATTGTAGAACCTGACCTAAGCTTTCATTAAATAAACCTGAATATCTTTCAAGCTTAACTTGATTACCAATTCCATTTTCATCTTCATCATAAGCAAATAGATCTATTCTTTTTATCTTTGCATTATCTGAAAATAATGAAACATCAAAAGGATTGTTATGTTCGTGAATTGTATTTGATTTCAAGTTTGTTTCTTGACTTGTAATTATGCTATCCATAATTTTTTCTCTTTCTAGGCTAAAAGCCTTTTAGTTAATGCTACCTGAATTAGTAGCTAATTTATTTCTAAACTATCTAGATTAAATAGCAAGAAGTTTATTTTTGTTTTTTATCTGAATTTGTTTTTTTCTCAAAAATTCAAAGTCAACTTTTACCAAACCTTTAGCTGAAATGTTTTTAGGAACATTTATAACTACAGGCTTAGTATCATTTGAAGATAGGGTTGACATTTTTTTACTATCAACTTCAATATCTCCTCTTGTTTCGATCCAAACCTTAGCACCACAACTAAGTGGTTTGTTAGGCGAATAAACTAATTCCATCTCACCAATGACCTTGACATTATGTGCATAGGTATTCTTGCCACCTTGTTTGATTGTAAAGACAGGATTGTTTTCACCGTTCTTTGCATTGGCTTTGATTACATGTTGGTTCACATGGATACGAGCAATCTTATTCGGCATTGTAAACCTCCAAAACAGTTTCATCAATTAGATTAATTAAATCAAAACAAAATCGTCTAGTTGAACGGATTTCATTCTCATCTTTATGATGCTTTTTTAACTTATCTAAGACTTTAGTTAAAACTATCTCGCTTGGATAAACACCTGATCTAAGCTGATCTAGATAGAACTCTAATTGTTTTTCTTTGTTATGTAGTTCAAGTGCTTTCTCTTCAACTAAATTAACTTGACCATCATATTCGCTTTCAGCTTGTTGGATAGCATCTTCATCTGACATGCCCTCTTCCATAAGCTGATTTACTCTGTCTTCGATTTGACTTTCGTGGAAATGTTCTCTGCTCATTTCTTATCTCCTAAAATTAAAATGAAACAAACAATTACTACAGATAAACTACCTAGTCAACATCTTTATTGATATCTAGATAAACTCTAAGACATTTGGATTTTTCGATTGGTTGACCATAAGTATATCTTTTCCAACCCTCATTCTTCTTAGTTTCATCATTAAGATATTGACCACGAACCCTGAGTTTATAGCTGACATTATTTAGATACTCTCTTAATAGGCTGACAAATTTTCTGCCGTCACTGTCGTTAGGTATCTCACTAAACACATACCTATCTCCTTTCACGCTAGTGACATTATTGTATGCCTTGTGCCAATAATCAAATTTTTCTTGTAGAAATTGCTGAGTAGCTTTTAGGGATGATATTTTTTCATCCTTTTCTTTGAGTTGTTTCTCAAGTCGTTGACAATTATCCCACATGATATTGTAAACTTCTTTTGACACCATATCCAATGCGTGTTTGTTTAACTTATCTCTCTCTTCAGTTAAATCATTGACAAGATTTTTAGAATACTCAAACTGTGCATTAAATTCCTCTCTAAGTTCTTTTATGACATCTTTAGCATCTAGTAGTTCACGATTAATAGTCATCTTAGCCATTTCCATATCATTGGCTTTCTTTTTGTAGTCATCTCTTTCTTTAGTTAGACTATTTACCATGATCTCATTCTCTTCTAGATCATCTACACTTGCGATAAAGTTATCTTCGCTACACATCTTGACAAAAGCATTTCTTACATATTGATCAGGCATGTTAGCTATGTCGATAAACTTGCCTTTACTTTTAGAATAATATTGTGTCATCACGATTTCTCCAATGCTTGTTTCATTTCTTCTTCTGACATTTTAGCTAGTCTTTCTTCTAATTGTGCATTAGTTTCGATACCATACAAGGTAGCTAGTTTATCTAATGTTTCTTGACCTGAACTAGACATTCTATCATATTCCCAATACAGATCACTTACATATTTTAATGTAAGATTTTTTTTCTCATTTACTAATTTTATTGTCATCACGATCTCTCCATAGTTTCGTATTTTTTTGAATTACCAAATTTATTTTCAGTTGTCAAACCTTTTAAGATACACTTAATAGTTTCATTGTTCCAACCATTACCAAGCATCTTATAACCTTGAGAGTTACTAACAGACTTACAGTAATCATCAGGTAAAGTTTGCAACCTACAACACTCCTTAACAGTTAGCTTTCGCCAATGTAGTTTATGTTCGCCATAAGCATCAGGATATCTACCTTTGGGCAAAGGCGAAACTACTGTGTCTTTAGTCAAGGTAGATAAGCATCTTGACTTACCTGAGTCCGATACCTCTAATGTTTGAACTATAGGTAGACTAGTATCATCATCCTTACGAACACCATTACTATCTAGTCTTCTACCTGTGATTGATGCAGAGTTGCAAAGTATCTTAGGTTCTCTGTGTCCACCTTGCATGGTAGTTAGAGTGGGGCATTTACCATGAATGGAATACACTCTCTTGATAATGTCATAACCTTTAAGATCAGCTATTCCTACCTGATGACAACCATCTCCAAATACTAACTGTCTTCTTGATTTTTCAAAGTACATCTTCAAGTTACCACCTTTCCAATAGTTTGCATCTAGACAGTATGATTTGTTTCTATCTACACAACCACACTCGATAATATCTTTAAGCACGATACCTTTATCTTCAGG